ATGAATGTATTGATCATTAAACTTATCATAGACTTTTAGATAGTTATTATCCATTACGTGATAAGAAGATCTTTTGCTTAATGCGTTTGCTGCAGCAACTGTATCTGTTACAATATTTGCTGTGTTTGTGATATTCACAACTTTATCTCTTGGAGGAGAAGAAGTTACTACACAATCCTTACGAGCTTCAGCTGTAGATACAAGATCGTTTACTACTGTTGTCCAAGCATCGCCTGACAAACCAGGTGCAATGAGGAAATCAACTTCGACTTGATCGCGATCTTCGAAAAGATCATGACCAGTTGAATATTCTGAGGCACCTAAAGCCGCTGAATTTGTACCATTACTGAAAGTATGATCGATAACCCCTGTTACAGCACTCGCAAAATCGGTGTTATCAGTATCTGCAATTACTTCACCAGCACCAGATGTTTTTTGATCTGAATCCCATTGGGCCATATGAACATAAGATGATCTTTGGTTAATTACATCTAAGGCATAATTATTTGTACCATCTGCATTTGTAGCTCCTTTTACCTTTGAAAGGAAAGGATATGTTTCTAATACTGTTCCTTTTGTACCAGTAATTGTTCCTTTATCGTCAACAACTACAACATGAATTTCGTCATTTGCTGCTGTTCCAGGATTTGTTTCAACATAAGATGATGTTCCTGGAGCTCCATCGAAATCATCTTCATAATCCCAACCATCAAAATCTGCTGCTCTTGCGCAAATAGAAACTGCTAAGCTATTTCCAAGTGCTCCTGGATATCTTGCGGCAAATGTAATATTACCACTGATTCCAGCATCAGAATCAAGAAGTAAGTTTCCTCCACCATCAGAATCTGTACCTAGAGCTTGAGTTTGGGTAATATCACCAAGGTTTGAAGCTTGTTCTTCCCAGTTATCAAAGTTTTTGATTAGAACTGTTTGATTTTGGTGATTTGTTGATGCTTCTGCAATTCTCAAAGTATTTTGAGAATCTGCAGAATACTTTGTATTCGTTAATGTTAATGATGTTCCACCTGTATTCAGGTCACCATCAATTACTTCTCCACCAGTTGTGAGGCTAGCTTTTGTGGTAGAGAATGCGTTAGTTGCGGCTGATGTAACAGCCCTTACCACTTGCATATTGCTTGAATATCTCAAGAAATAAGATGCAGAGTGATAGTCGATGGTATTTGTCTCATCAGGAGTTGCAAAGGTATCTGCTAATTCTGTTTCATTAGCAATCTTTGTTCTCTGATCAACAGGTCCCCATCTAAAATTTCCTACAATCGCGCCAGTAGTTGACTGTACGTTTGGAACGCCACCAGTCAGATCTATTTCTTTGACGACAACCGCTGGAGATTCGGAAGGTGCGCCTAATGCCATGTCTGTTCCTCTTCGGTTACTAATTATATGTTCTCATAATACGGTTATCTTCAATTACTATTATTTATATGTTTATAGATTTGGGTCATATTCAACGGCCCATTCGTTATCTGTAACATCTAATTCATTAATATATTGACTTCCATCATCATGAAAACCAAATGGAACAACATCATCTTCAATTTCTCTCATTCTTTGATCAAACAACATTTGTTTTAAATTAATATCTGTCATATCAGCAAAATATGATCCTGTTACAAAATACCCAAACATCACTAAGTTCATCATTAAATCGTCGTGATTACCTTCTGATGCTTCGTATGATTGACCTTTTGCTTCAAATGTAGATATTTCCATAATAGTATTTTCATCTACAATTTCAAGCTTTTGATTTTCAAGAATATCTTTAATTGCTGAGCAACCAAGTCTCTTTGTTTTACGATTAATTTCAATACCAAGAGCATTCGCTTTTACAGAAGATTCAACATGCATATTCTCATATTCTAAATCGTGATAAAGCCCATTACATACAACTGTGCCTTGGTCATTAGATTCAATTACTACATAAGCATCATTGTAGACTTTCGCATATTTATAAATAATATTCGGGAAGAGTATTGGAGAGATAGTGTTGTTGCGATACACAGCCACCTGCTTAAAAGGTCGAGTGCTAATATCGAGTATGTTAAAAGTAGAATAGTCCTGTCCTCTTCCCTTCGAAACATCTACTGTCATAACGTAATCATGTTTTTTTATTGGTTCTTCATAAACTAATAAACTACCGCCTTCTAAAGCTTTACTTGGGTTTTTAGCCCTAAATGACATTAACGTTTCAGCGTTAATAAGCGTATCACCCGTTCCAAAAAATGTATTACCGAATTCTTGGTCGAATTGGAGTTGTGAGGTGTTGGCGATTGTTTGTTGTTTCCAATGTTCGTCTCTTCCTGGGACGTCCCACCAATCGACTCTGAAACTAGTAAATTCGTTAACTCTTTGAGTTGCTCCTTCCCATATTTTATAGAAAGTATTCCCAATGCCATTCGCCGTTGACGTGATGATAATTTTTGTATCTTTTCCCGAGCTGACAACGGGATACGTGGACGTGTAGAATTCATTAGCTCTCTCCACAAATGCAAATTCATCTAAGTATAGAAGACTTACAGAAAGACCACGAATAGAAGAACCACTAGTAGCAGCAGCCAATATACGGCTATTATTAGAAAACTCAATACTACCTTTATTGAGAGCTTTCGTACCCGGTTGTAAAAAGAACGGAATATTCTCCAACATAAGCGTGATACGAGATAACATTTCCCTAGCTGTTGCCCCCTTATTCGCAAGAACCGCAACCGTTTTCTCGGAATTAAAGAGCGCGAACCAGAGGAGATATGCACACGCTGATATTGATTTACCTGACTGTCTGCAAGCCAAGACAATATTAAACCTATGCTCATTGAACTGCTCAAACATTTTCTTTTGATATGGATATAGTTTAAATGGAACTAAACCCTCATCAAGTGAGATTACTTTACAATATTTTTCTGCAAAATAAATTGGATCCTTCATACACCTTGCATACTCTTTTACAGTATCTTCGTCCCAAGGTTGTACAACACCATCTCGTTTTACATTAGGATTCCCTAGGTAACTCTGTGGTTGGTTCAGCATCAATTATATTCTTTTCATCTTGTAATAAACGTTGTAAATCAGCAGTAGATCCGAGAAAAACATTATTATTCGTGATTTGTTTTACTTCCTCTTTTTCTTCTTTACTTATGTCTTTATTTTTTATATTTAAGTCCATTAACTTATCGTTAACGTCTGCTAAATTTTTAACCATATTTGATAATACTTCAAATGCTCGAGGATGTTCAGATTCACGAGCAACTTCAATCATAAGATCAAGAGATGTTTTACCTTTTTCTAATAATTCGTAATAAGTATCTCTCGAATAATCATAATCGTTTTTAACTTTTTCATTCATTACGGTGCACTATCCAAATATGTTGTTGTAAATCCAAAATCGCTATCTGCTAATCCAATAATACCAATTGGATTAGGATTTATTCTCAGTGTTTCTATATATTGATCGCTATCCTTTAAACCAACTTCCATATCAAATATTTGAGCATCAGCTTGACGTATAATGCTTTTATTTGAAATAGGTCCATAGAAATTTACTTTCATTTCAAAATCTAAAGTATATATGATTGTACGACGAGCTTCTTGTGGACCTTCAAAATCATCAGTAAATGATACACCTTGAATAATAATTGGTACATCTTCTTTAAAAGTTGGATATTCTGTTTTAAAGGGAAATATTGATAATGTATATTGAGGATTAAAGGTTGGAAGAATTTGTTCTACAAGTTGTAAAGCATCATCTTGAGTTTTAGAATATATGTTTAACTGAAAATTAATACTATATGGAACTGGATTATTAAATTTTTGTCTATTTAAAGTAGAAGATCCTGTTGTATTAAAATTTCCAACTTTTGTAAGCTGTCTTGTATTATCATATGCAAATGAAATGATTTCGAAAGACATACGAGGTAATTTAATTGCTATTGTAGAAGCTTTTTGTAAATCAGGTACTTCACGAATTCTTTCTAAATATTTATTTTTAGGTGCATAAGATAATGGTACTTTTACTTGGCTTGTGGATCCACCATCAGTTTGATTTCTACGTACAACATAAAGATTATTAAACAATGTTCCAAACACTGCAACCGATTTACGTATTCTTTCATGATAGAAATGAGAAGCAAACATGATTAGCCTTTATAAATTTTTTGTAGATGTGTTTCAAAAGCTTCTACTTTTTCTAATCTATCGGGCCAAAGAATGTAATCTTTCTCTGGATTCTTTTTTAGATTATTTAAAAGTGGAACAATAGCATTATATAATCTATCTAATTTATCTTGATAGCCAGCAGACGCAAGTTTAGCATCTTCAGCTACTTGTTGTGTTTTTTGTACAGCCTGTAATTCATCTTCATCAACAGCTGTAAATCCAAAATCAAAAATATCATCCGTCATTAGGATCTCCAAATGGGTTATCTTCGCTAAAATCTAAGAAACCATCAGCAAAGTTTTCAAATTCATCATTTTGTGCGTTTCTAGTTTGTTTTATTGATTCATTTACATCATTTACAGTATGAGTAGTATTAGGTTCTACAAGACGAGTTATAGTTCCAGGTATCCACTCATGATATTGTCCATCTGACGAAGAAGTATGAACAATATGGAGTTGTAATGTACTTGATTGCCACAACGATACTTCACCTGTAATTGTATCCGTAGCAAGTACTTGCTGTATTGTATCTCCAACGTTAAATGTGCTTGAAGCTTCTGATGCTGCTAATGTTAAAACATATGTAAATGCCATTGACTCTTCAATGTTATCAATTCTTTCAATGCCTGTATCAAGATCTTCATCATTGTATTCTGCAAGTT